AGCACAAGCCAAAGCTGATGCCAAAACAATTGCTGATCTTCAAAAGCAAATTGCTGATAGTGCTAAAGCGGAAGCACAAGCCAAAGCTGATCCAAAGGCCAAGTAATGTTAGATGAATCAACCTTTCGGCAGACGATGCCAGTTTTTGCGGATTTGGATTTGTATCCAGCCTTTCAATTTAACTTTTATTTAAAACTTGGGAAGAAACTGTTACCTGAAAGCCGTTGGGATGATTTGTTAGATGAGGGCCTTACATTCTTTGTGGCTCATTATTTAACGCTTTATGCGCGTGATATGGCTTTTGTTGATGTGGGTGGTATTGGTGGCAAGGTTGTTGGTAATGAAACCTCTAAGTCTATTGATGGTGTATCAAAGTCAATGGATGTATCGGGTGTGATGATTACCGATGCGGGTCACTGGAACCAAACCACGTTTGGTATTCAGTTTTATCAGTTAATGATGATGGTTGGAGCAGGAGGCATTCAGTTATGAGTGTGACTGCTACTGGTGAGGGACTGGCTGGTATTTTTGAAGCAATCGAAAAACTAACATCTCAAGAGGTGTTAGTGGGTATTCCGCATGGTGAGGCACGCTCTGATACAGATATGACCAATGCTCAAATTGGGTATATCCAAGAAACTGGATCGCCAGCAATGAATCTGGAAGCACGTGCATTTCTTGCACCGGGTGTTGAGGATTGCCAAGAGCAGACAGCCGCACAGTTAACCAAGGCGATTGATCAAGCATTAACGGGTAATTCCCAAGGCGTGGATCGTTGTTTGAATCGTGCCGGAATGATTGCTCAAAATAGCGTTAGAGCAAAAATTAATAGTGGTGACTTTGCTCCATTGTCAGAGGCTACATTAAGGGCTAGACGACGTGCAGGTAAAACACGAACTAAGCCCTTGATTGATACAGTTCAGTTGAGAAATTCAATTACCTACATCATTAAAAAGGTTGAAAAATAATGCCGAGTTTAGATGTAAGTGATGTTCTGCTTGATCCTGACTTTATGAGTAAAGGGATTGTATGCGCAAGAACAGCAGTCATTGTTGGTGATAATGGCCGACCTCAAACCACAGTTACTACCCATACATTTAATGGTGTTGTGACGAGCAATGATGGGTTTAAGTTAGATCGAAAGCCTGATGGTACTGTGATTAAAGGCGCTATCAATATTCACACACGCTTTGTTTTGACTGAAGGTAATGCCGATTACCAAGCGGATGAAATTAAATGGCAGAGTCGTGACTATATCGTCTCTCAAACACTTCCCAATACTCAGTATGGTCGCGGATTTATTAAGGCGATTTGTACCTTAAAACCAATCTCAGGATAGATATGAATACTTCAGCAACAGGCGGATATATCTTGCCTGATGGTGGAGCTGTGCCAAATGATCAAGAGCTTGAAGATATTTTTCAGGATTTCATTCAGGGTGTGACGGGGTTATCAGGGCAAATGGTTCGTCCGCGGTTTCAAGAAAAACCTCCACCATTTCCTGCTGTTGGTGTGGACTGGGTAGCATTTGGAATCAGAACTCAGCGCCAAGATGATGGTCCTTACTTTGATCAGCGCGACGATGATGCATCTTCCATTCGACATGAAACCCTTGAGCTGGCTTTGTCATTTTATGGCAACCATGGTCAGCGCTTTGCAAAACTCTTTATTGATGGCACAGCAATTCCACAAAATATTGATCAGTTAAAGCCACACAAAATCAAGTTTATTGGTGTTGGTGATGTTCTTACAGCTCCTGATTTACTCAATGAACAGTACGTTCATCGCTTTGATGTCACCGCAACATTTAGACGAAAGACTGAGCGTACATATGCAATTCAGTCTTTTTTAGGCTTACCTGAAATTAAAAATAATCGTAACTAGGAGTCGAAATGACCTTACCTACTTCAAACGTCGTCAATGTCAGTATTAGTCTGGCTGCATTGGCGGCAGGACCTCGTTCATTCGGCTCGCTACTTATTCTGGGCACAACAACTGGTGTTATAGATGTTGTTGAGCGTATGCGTGAATACTCAACTATTGCAGAGGTAGCAGAAGACTATGGTGTAGATGATCCAGAGCATGCAGCAGCTAAAGCTTATTTCGGTCAAGCACCCAAGCCGCGTACTTTGTATATTGGTTTTTGGGACAAGGCTGGATCAACACCCGAAACAGCTGAAGAGGTCACCGCTGAGTGCTTAGAATCTCTTAAATGGTATGGGTTGGTTTTTGCCAATGACTTAACTGATGCCGAAGCAGATTCAGTAGCATCCTTAATTGAAGCAGCTTCACCAGTTCGCCGTTTTGGTCACACTACACAAGATGAAAATGCATTGGTGGGCACAAGTATTACTGATGTTGCTTACAAGCTTTCAAACAAGAAATACAGTCGAACTTTCACGATTTTCTCTAGTGATAACCCGCACGCTGCTGCCTCGGTATTTGGTCGTGCATTTAGTGTCAACTTTATGGGCACCAATACCACCATCACACTTAAATTTAAGCAGTTACCCGGCATCGCAGCAGAAGACCTTAAAACCCGTGAAGCCAAAGCATTAGCAGCAAAAAAATGTAACGTATTTGCTGGCTATGACAATGACACAGCCATTCTTCAGGAGGGTGTGATGTGTGATGGATCATTCTTTGATGAAGGTCATGGTCTTGATTGGTTTCAAAACCATTTAGAAACGACTCTGTGGAATTTGTACTACACATCAACCACTAAAATCCCTCAAACCCCAGCGGGTGTAAATCGTCAATGTGGTGTGCTTGAACGCGCCTGTGAGCAAGCTGTAAAAAATGGTTTGCTTGGCGAAGGCCAATGGAATGGTGATAGCTTCGGTGCATTAGAAACTGGTGATTACCTACCAAAGGCTTTCTATGTCTATGCCAATAGCTTAAATGATCAAGCCCAGTCTGAGCGTGAAGCACGTAAAGCACCAGTATTTCAGATCGCAACAAAACTTGCGGGTGCCACCCATTTTGCTGACGTGATCGTTTCAGTTAATCGATAATTAATATCTTTGTATCGTACACATTTATAGATACAATGGCGGTATTCAAATAATTGAGTGCCGTTATGAAACTATGTAAAAAATGTGGCGAGGTCAGGGAGTTAGCACAGTTTGTCAGAAACAAAAATAAGTCTGATGGTCTTCATACTGTTTGTAAGCCCTGCACCAAAATATACAAAGCTAAATATTACGAGGACAACAAGACTGAAATTCTTCAGGAATTTCGTGAGCGGTATCAGGACAACCCTGAGAAATACCGAGAAGCAGAAAATAAACGCAGACAATCCAACCCAGAGGCCTACAACCAAAAGGCTTTAACCTATCAAAAGCAGAACAAGGAAAAGGTGAATAAGCGGCATAGAGAGTGGGAAGGATCTCAGCGCAAAGAAAACACTCAATTCAAAATGAGAGCATTTGTAAGACAAAACCTCAACAATGCCCTTAAGAGAAATAGCGTGAATTGTATTGCGGCCAATCACTTGGGTTGCTCGATAGCTTTCTATAAAGATTATTTATCTAAAAAGTTCAAAGATGGAATGAGCTGGGAAAATAGGGGTTGTCTTTGGTCTGTAGATCATATTGTTCCGCTGTCAGCCTTTGACTTAACCGATACTGATCAGCTTGCAAAAGCTTGTCATTACACTAATACGCAGCCTCTTTATATTGTTGAAAACAACAAAAAAGGAGGTGCAAACAGAGGAACTTAAAATGTCTGGAACTTATTCCTTTATGGACACCCAGTGCTCTTTGACGAGCGACGATGGTGTTGTTGATTTAGGTTATGGCGCGGCTGTTGCAGAGGAAGGTATTACCTTTGCAATGGCAGGTGATAAAAATACCATGACCATGGGTGCAGATGGTGAGGGTATGCATTCACTTCATGCAGATAACTCTGGTCAAGTGACAATCCGTCTTTTAAAAACTTCACCAACCAATGCCAAGTTGATGAATATCTATATTGCCCAAAAAGCATCAACACGAAAATGGGGCAAAAATACAATCACTCTTAACCACACGGGTTCAGGTGATAACCATACAGCATCTAAATGTGCTTTCAAAAAGGCTCCCGACTATACCAATGCCAAAGATGGTTCAACGGTGGAATGGGTATTTGATTCAATCAAAGTTGATATGAAACTTGGTACATACGAGTAATTGATATGCAGATCACCATTAGCAATAAAAACTACACGATCGGGCGCTTAAATGCGCTCGATCAACTTCATGTGTCCCGAAAAATTGCCCCAATTGTCCCAAGCCTAATTCCAATCATTAGCGAGGTTGCTAAAGGTGGTCTTTCCAAGGTGATCGAATCTATGGAGGCTGGGGATGATATTGAGCTGGAAAATATTGATTTAACTGAACTCGATGGCCTATCAACAGCATTGGCACCACTCATGGATGTTATTGCAGGTATGTCTGAAGGTGATACCAATCTGGTGATTCACAAATGTCTGTCTGTGGTGAACCGCGATGGTGCAGTGTTGTGTCGTGGTGAATCCATCATGTTTGATGACTTGGATATGATGCAGATCCTTCCCTTAGTTGTTGCTGTCATTCGGAAGAATCTGGGAAATTTTATTCAAGATCTTCTTATGAAGGCATCGAGCATGAAGAAGGTCGAATAAATTTTAAGTGCTTGCCTAACCAAGAAGACTGGCTATTACGGCCAGTCATCAAAGGTATGTGCAAATATGAATCCATAATCGATGGAACTTTAGATCTGGCCGATATTGCTTTGATGAATGATGCTCTAGATGTTGTTGCGGATAATGAGTATTTGATCGAAGAAGCTAGGGAAAGAGAAAGTAAAAAGTAAAAGCCTCCATTTTTGTGAGGCTTTTTTATGCCAACCATAAGGTGATTTTCATGGCACAAGCAGGTGTGATTCGTGACTTCATGGTCGCATTAGGGTTTAAGACTGATAATTCAGGCTTAGGACAAATGCAAGATGCCATGAAGGGAGTTGAGCTTAAAGCGGTAGCGCTGAAAGGCGCATTACTATCATTGGCCACTGGCGCTGTTATCGCTGTTCGTCAAACAGCCAGTGAGCTAGATAAGCTTTACTTCTCATCACAGCGTATTGGTGCAAGCGTTACCAATATCAATGCCTACGGTAATGCTATTGCTCAGATGGGCGGTAGTGCTGAGGGTGCTATAGGTTCGCTTGAATCCTTAGCTGAAAAGATGCGTAATTCTCCCGGCTATGAGGGAATGATCAATAGCCTCGGTGTACAAACCAAAGATGCGAATGGCGCAATGCGTGACCGTGTTGAAGTCATGAAGGATCTAAGTGGTGTCTTGTCTAAGATGCCTGCGCACCAAGCCAATGCTTATGCCAATTCACTTGGTATTGATCAGAACACTTTGCTTGCAATGCGTGACGGCAAGTTTGTATCTAACATGGATAAATACCAGAAGATACAAAAAGAATTAGGTATGAATGACGACCTTGCTAAATCAGGCAATCAGTTTATGTCTGAATACCGTGATTTAACCATGATGACAAAGACTGGTTTTCAGGTCATTGTGATGCAGGCAGGTAAGGCTTTAATCCCAATTCTTAAGCTACTTAACACCCTAATTATGGCGGGTATCTCTGCATTTAGTCAGTTAAACCCACAGATTAAAGAAGGTTTAGGAGTTGTATTACGTTTTGGTATGGCTGCACTGGTTCTAGGGGCATTTATCAAAACCTTTGGAATGATCTTTAAGTTTATCCCAATGTTGAAAGGATTTATTGGTCTGCTTAAGTTATTCAGACTAGCTTTCCTTGCATCGCCGATCGGTATCATCCTTGCCTTAGCATCTGCTCTTTACTTGCTATATGACGACTACAAAACATGGAAAGAAGGTGGAAAGTCTTTAATTGACTGGTCTAAGTGGACTAATGGTATAGATAAAATCATTAGTAAGATTAAAGACTTTTTAGCAATGCTAGATAAGATCAAAGACAAGGTAATCAACTTTGTTCAGAAGATCATCTCTGATCCCATTGCCGCCGTTCAAGATGTTGTTGAAGTTGCTAAGGATGCTGCTAAAAATGCGATAGATGAAGTCACAAAACCAACTACTGAGCCTACAAATGATACGGTTAAAGCCGTGAATCAGGTCAGTAAGACCATTGTAGATAGCGTTAAAGAAACTACCAAGAAAGCTGTAGAGGTTGCAGTGGGTGTGGCTAAGGCTGTGCAGGGTGAGGTTAAGGGGGCGGTGGTTCAGTCTGGTAAAAAATTACATTTATCGGAAGAGGATATAGTTCGCATCATGAAGGTGGCATCAACCGAGGTTGTTCCATCACTAAAAGGTAAAAATTTTGAAAACCAAGCAGCAGGTGTAATTGATACTATTTTGAATCGCACAGCATCTGGGAAGTTTGGTGGCTCGGTAAAAGATGTGGTAAATCAGCGATGGGCTTTTTCCGACATAAATGCTCCTCGCAAGGGGGCTTATGGAAGTGTAGACAAGGTGCCCATGAAGCGAGTATCTAAAAAGATGGAGGATTTTGTTAGAAAATATATTGAAGAGCGTGCAAGCGGCAGATCTTCTAGTGTTGGACAAAATATTTCTTATGCAAATCCAAACTTTTTAGGTGAGGCAAGCTCGTCAACAAAAAAATGGGTTCGTGAGGTTGAGAAGCAAGCGAAAGAAACAGGGCAAATATATGGTTCTGGGAAGGCGACGCATGTGCATGGAACACCAGCAGCAGATGCTTGGAAGAAACCAGGGGCTTATTACATCACAACACCAGACAGCAAGCTTGGGTCAACTACACCATTAGCAACACCCAAAAACCCTAAAGACTTAGCTAACTTTGCCCACAACGCAGACATACCAAGTGGAAATCCACACAAGTCACAAGTAAGCAACTCATCCAACATGAGTGCTTCAAATGTAACTATTCACCAAAGCTTTAAAACTGATATGACAATTAATGGTGCAAGAGAGCCGATTGAATCCGCTAACGCAGTAAAACGCCAACAAGAGAATCAGTTGGCATTTATGGCGAGAGGTGCAATAAGTCCGCTTGCAGGCTAATCAGTGGTTATTGATTTTAAATAATTAATCCGACTTTTTAGGAGGTTGGATTGGCAAGATAAATCATAGATTACTTGCCCACTGCTTGCTCCTGCATCTGCAAGAGTGAAGTCACCACATTGTTTTTCTTTATAAATAAGCCATGCTTTCTGAGCAACTTCTAGTTCTTTTTTAGCCTCAGTTTGCTTATAGAGTTTTGAATAGGTTTGATTGAGTTGTTTTTTAAGTGTGGATATTTCTTGCGAATAACACGCATCGGCGCTATGTGCAGGAACACTGTCACAATCCGCCCAAGCCCCTACACTTAAAATCGATGCAATTACGAGAAGCAGTAGTTTTTTCATTTTATTTTTTCCTTGATTTGAATTTGGATTTGGTTTTTAAACCTGTTCTAGATAGCTGATCTGGTTTAAAGTTTGGACACCAATCACATCCTAATTCAGCCGCCTTGGCAATGACTTGATCTTTTAGTGGAATTGGAGACTTTATGTTCATCTTATTTATATATTGTTGTTGAGTGCAAACTATTTTACATGGGTGTATCCATGTTGAGTCATCACCTAAAACCAACTTATCCACTGTGGGACAGCAATAAGCTCTTATGCTTGGCGAGTAATGGCTTTCATAAAAACAAGTTAAGGTATTCATTAAGCTGTAGCTACTAACAAGTCTATTATTTATAAACATGTAAGAGCCTTTCCAAGAACTGACCATCTGTATAAGGGGGATGCAATACTGAATCTGTTCCCTAGTTAATTTAAAGCCACAAAAGTGATATGGAGTTCCAGATAGGGTATTTTCACAATAAAGTGAAGCTTGTTTTGCGATATCAATAGCGTTTTGAAGGTACTGCGATTTTGACTTTGGAAAGATAACAACAATAATCTCTTTAAAGTCGGGGTGGTATGGTTGAATCTGCTGATCCAATGGAATCATCAACACGGCATTCCCTCTTACTTCACAAGTGCATCAGCAAGAGTGTGGATGGTCATATTTAGATTTCGAATCTCTTTTCTAAGCTCAGCCAACTCATCATCTTGAGATTTGCTTTTATTGAAACTTTCTTCTAGGCGGTATACAGCTTCAGCATTCTTTGATCTTCCGCTTTCTTTAGCTGCGTTTTCTAACTTCTCCTTAAGTTCAGGGGGTAATCTCAAGGGGAATTGCTGATCTGAACGCGCCATATAGATAACCAAAAATTAATTAAACGCAAAAATAGTAGCATCACTGTGTTGCTATTTATACAATCACGGTGTTAGTATTATCACCGTGGTAGTGATAATTAAGGAGCTAAGATGGCACGAGCAGATACACAGGTAGCAGTACGTATTCCACCTGAGTTGCACAAGCAACTAAAAGAGAAAGCTGTAAATGAAGAGCGTTCAATGAATTATTTAATCAATAAGGCAGTTGAACTTTTATTAAATAAAGAGAGTGCGAAAGCATGAAATCAATAGGCAATAAAAAACCCCTAAACATCTTGACGGATACAGGGGCTTTTAATGTCATCACTAAGGAAGTAAACAACATGAGTAGTTTAGCATTAAGTTTCAATGAAGTAAATTTTGAAGCAACAACATATCAAAATGAAGTATGGCTAGGGTCTACCCAAATTGGGTTAGCCTTGCAGTATGCAAATCCTGAAACTGCAATTACCAAGCTATACAATCGAAACTCAGAAGAATTCACCAATTCAATGACTCGATTAATCGAAACAAAAACTAATGGTGGAATTCAAAAGGTTAGAGTTTTTTCACTACGTGGCTGTCATTTATTAGCCATGTTTGCACGAACAGTAATTGCCAAGCAATTCCGTAAATGGGTTTTGGATATTTTGGATCGTGAGGTTGGTCAACCAATTGCTAAAACTCATAAGTCTGAACGTGAGCCATTAACCAATGCTGTGAACATGCTTATCGCTAAAACTAAGCATCTGAATTTTAGCGAAGCCTACAAACTCGTACATCAACGCTTTAACGTAGATCACATTGAAGACATTCCTTATGAAGCCATCCCTGTGGCGGTTGAATATGTGCATCATTTGATTGCTTTGTATAGCAGTGCAGGTAAACAGAGTGGATTGTTTGACCAAGATACTTATGAGTTAATAAGACAGCTTACCGAGGCTGTTATTTTAGAAAATGATGAAATCATTCCAGTGTTATTGGCGGTTAAAATTATCGACGAAAAGAAATTTTCTTACTACGCACATAAGGTTATTAAAGCAAATGAATCAGCGGAAAAAGTTAGCCGAGCGCTGGACTTTAGAAACAAATTAAATGAACCTCTGATTGATGCAAACTGCAAGGTTATTGCGCTATCCACAGGACAGAGATTTATAGCTCGTCCAAATTGGTTTAACTATCCCGGTTGATTAAAAAACAAAAGCCACCTTCGGGTGGTTTTTTACACCCAAGGAAAACTCAGCATGGCAATAAGCTCATTAATTAGTTCTGCTATTGCATCGCCATTAACAGAAAAAGCCGGATCTCTTTTGTTGGCAGGCAAGGGCCGAACAATCATGGGGCTTTTTGCTGATGTGACGATTGAAGAAAAGCACGATGATGAAATTGAAATAACTGAGCACCCAACTGATGTAGGTTCACCAATGCATGATCATGCCTATAAGGTGCCTCCAAAACTTTCAATGAAGCTCGGTTGGTCTGAAAGTGCAGGTCGTTTAAACGGAATGGTGGGTGATTCAATCCTGTCTGAAACCACTGGATTGATTGCAGTGTATGAAACCTTGCAATTACTGCAAGACAACTATGTGAGGTTGATTATTTCAACCGGAAAACGCTTGTACACCAATATGCTCATTAAGTCGCTGAGCTGCACAACTGACAAGACCACTGAGAATGTACTTATGATCGATATAACTTTTAAGAAAGTTTTTATTGTTCAAACCGCCGAAACAACAGTATTGGTTGAGAATCAAGCCTCGCCCGAAGCAACGGCAGGTGTTCAAAATGGTGGTACTGTGCAACCAAAAGAAGTGAATGAATCGAAACTAAGTAAAACTGGTGGCTTTATAAGTAATGTTCTGGGGTTTTAATATGGCTTTATATGAAATACCGCTACTTAGTACCAACCAAAAATTTAACGTAAAGTTAGGCGGTATAACCTACAAGCTGCAAATTATATACCGTGGATCCAAATGGATTTTAGATTTGATGGATACTGCAGAAAACTACTTGATTGCAGGGATACCTATGGTGATGGGGGATAACTTATTTGCTCAGCATCAGCACATCATTAAAGGCAGCCTGTACGTAATTAATAATAATGGAAATGAAACACAGTCTTTTAATGACTTGGGTCGCAATATAAACCTGTATTGGAGTGATGATTAATGTCTGAACAGTGGATGAGGCAATGCAAGCTCACAGTACAAGTGGATAAAGAGAAACCTGGGGCATTAGATTTATCTGACTTCCATATTTATTTTCATATCTCACAACCCACAACCGAAGCACCAAAATCGGCAGAGATTTATATCTATAATCTATCTAAAGAAAAGATGGATATTCTTTGTGGTCCTAATGATCAGAAGAAAGATAGTCAGGTAATTCTTGAAGTGGGTTATGAAGGATCGGCCTTAGAGGTAATTTTTAAAGGCAAAGTTTTTCAGTACCGCCGTGGCCGTGACAACCAACTAGATACATGGCTTTGTATCCTTGCGCAGTCATGTGATGTTGCCAAAAATAATGCAGTAATTAATCAGACAGTACCTGCAGGATCGAGTATTAACGACACAAAAAACACCCTATTGAAAGGTTATGAAGAGGCAGGCTTACAGCTGGGTAATTCTCCGGAACTTTCAGATCAAAAGCTCATTCGTGGTCGTGTTTTATTTGGACCTCTTGATTTAAATATGCAGCAATTCAGCAAAGATAATGATCTTGCTTACTCTCTATCTGACGATGAAATTCATATGCGTATCGTAGATAAATATACGATTGAGCCAGTTCAAATACTTAGTGCTAATACTGGCGTGGTGGGTATGCCTCAGTTAACAAGTGAGGGGCTTAAAATTACTTGTTTGTTAAATCCTAAGCTTAAGTGGGGTGGTCGTGTTCAGGTGGATATGACCAACATGCAAACCGAAGCATACGACATCAATTATGGTGGTCAAATGGTGGATCAGCCTTTTAAAAATCCAAAATTATCAACCAGTGCTGACGGCATGTTTATTATCTGCTCTATAGGGCGTACAGGTGATAATCGTGGCACCGACTGGTATGACAGTCTTGTGTGTATTGCGGTTGGTGCCATGGTTCCAAAATCAGGCGTATCAATTACAGGAGTGGCTGGGTAATGGCAATATCATTGAATGAACGCTCTCCTGAAATGCTTCAGATTATTAAAGATGCTATCCGAGGGGAGTTGGCACATCTTTGGACATCCCTTCCTTGCGAAGTAGAAAGTTATGATCCTGAAGCTGTAACGATTTCAGCTCAACCTACAATCAAGATACCTATTCGCAATAAATATGGGATTGTTGAATTATTGCAATTACCATTATTGGAAGATGTACCTGTGATGTTTGCGTGTGCCGGTGGATTCACTATCACTCACCCAATAAACAAAGGCGATGAGTGTTTTGTCTCTTTTGCTTCTCGTAATATTGATATTTGGTGGCAATCCGGTGGAATTCAAAATCCTTTTGATACAAGAAAACACGACTTATCTGATGGCTTTGCATTTTTTAAACCTCAATCTCAAGCCAAGAAGATTAGCGATATTTCAACGACCGATTTAGAGATTCGTAATGATGCCAACACCTGCAAAATTCAGATTACACCCGGTGGAGTAATTAATTTCATAGGTACTAAATCTGTGTTTCATCACCCAGTTGAGATGATGGAAGGTGTAAAAACCTATGGAGAACTCACCAATAACGATGTTGATGTAGGGAGCAATCACCCACATTTAGGAGTTCAGTCGGGTAACGGGGAGTCTGGTCCACCAAAACCATAATTTATTGAGGGGTCGCTGAAAGGCGACTTTTTTTATGCGCTATAGAAAACTAGATGAAGATAACGATTATTCGTTTGGCACGGGTGTTAACAATTTTCACATTAACTCACCTGAAGCGGTAGCGCAGGCAATCCTGACTCGCTTGCAACTTTGGATGGGTGAGTGGTTTGCCGACACATCTGATGGTACAGGTTGGAATCAATCAATACTCGGTAAACAGTCTAATAATTTGTATGAGCTAACTTTACGACAACGAGTATTGGAAACACCGGGTGTTCAAAGTATAGAAGAATTTCAAAGCTCACTAAATTCAGAAACAAGAAAACTTTCAGTATCAATGACGGTAAATACGATCTATGGATCAATCAATTTAAATGAGAGCCTAGAGCAATGAGCTTAACAACCATAGCCCCTGTTTTAACCAGTGCTGGTGTTGTCGCACCAACATACTATGAAGCTGTAGAGTTTTTAAAAAATGAATATCGTGCAATTTATGGACCCGATGCATATCTTGAAAATGATAGTCAGGATGGACAGTGGATTGGTGTACTCGCACGGGTAGTGTCTGATTGTGGGGCTGCATGTGTTGATGCTGTATCAACATTTTCACCTAAGACAGCCACTAAAGAATCTCTATCTCGCAATGTGGCCATTAATGGTATTAGACGCGCAATCCCAACCCACTCAACAGTAGATTTGAAATTAACTGGTGTTGCGGGCACGATTATTACAAATGGTTATTCACCTGATGCCAATGGTAAAAAATGGCTATTCCCTGAAAGCGTTGTTATTCCCTCAGGTGGCGAAATCATAATTACCGCCACAGCTGAAGAAGCGGGAGCGATTCTGGCTTTACCAAATTCAATCACCACAAAAGGTAAGCCTACGCGTGGATGGTTGAGCGTGACCAATCCCACCTCCTCAACTCTAGGTATGTCAGTTGAAAGTGATACTAAATTACGACAACGACAAGCTTTATCTGTTGCCATTCCTTCGCAATCAAAAACTGATGGTATTAAGGGGGCAATATTTAGTTTATCCGGAGTGTCTCGTTGTAAGACATACGAGAATGACACGGATGTGATAAATGATACTGGTATACCGCCAAACAGCTTATGTGTTGTGGTTTCTGGTGGTGATGCAAATGAAATCGCCAATATCATGCGGGTTAAAAAATCAATGGGGTGTGGTTATTTTGGCAATACCAAAATTACAGTTTTGGACTCATTCCAAGAGCCTGTAGATATTTTCCTTCATAGACCAAATATCATCAATATTGGATTTAATATTGGTCTGCAAAGCACATCGGAATACACAACAGAAATTGGTGACGAGATAAAGCAGGCCATTGCTGACTACGTTAATCAGCTTGATATTGGTGACAAAATTTCCCTGAACAAAATCTATGTTCCAGCTGGGTTGTATGGAAATCTCAATTCAATGACTTATGAAATTAGCTCAATAAAAATTGTGGCCAATGATCAAGAGTTGGGTGGTGATTACCGACTTGCATTTAACGAAGTCGCTTATTGTGATTCGGACAATATTGAAATTAATATTTCGGGTGGTGATTAATGACAAATAAAAAGTACCTGTCTTTGATTACTAGCCAGCATCGGAAACCAAAATTTATATCTACTGTTCAAGCCTCTATAGATCCATTGATTGACTGTATTGATTTTTTGAAATCAATCAATGATGGATTTGATTTAGAAAGCGCAACTGATTTACCACTTCAAATAATTGCAGAGTGGGTTGGTGCTGCGAACTCTATACCAAATAGTATTCCTATCGCTTTTTTTGGATTTGAAGGGCAGCAAGGGTCTCTTCCAATGAGGGAGACTAACGATCCTACATTTGTTAGTGGTTACTGGCGTGAATCTGGTGTGAGTGGTTTTCGTGCTTTAGCTATGTCGAAAGACCTATTCAATAAAGTTGTAAAAGCAAAAATTAAACTTAATCACAGTGATTGCTCTATTGATTCTGCAAAAGAAATTATTGAGATGGTTTTGGATAAAAGTTTCAAAATTAAAGATAACAGCGACATGACGGTTACATTCACATTTCTTGAAAGCTATGAAGTATTTGAGCGCGAACTTGTAAAACTAATGTTTCCTTTGCCATCAGGCGTGAAGTTGATTTTCGAGGGTGAAGATGATTATTGAAAAATTAATAGAGTTTGCAAAAACAGGTGATAAAAACACCGATGATTTAGACCTATCTCAAGGTTTTCCATCAAAACTGCAACCAGCACGACAGTGGCACAACTGGCTTTTTAATAAGTTTTCATTAAAAATCAATGAGGTGATAGATATCCTAAAAACAAGCGATGACAATCTTAATATTCTTCTTTATTCGCCAATTGCTTACCCACTATCCAATGCTCCAAGTGGTTTTTTGTCTATGGCTGGGCAAGTAATTACCAAAGAACAATATCCAATACTGTATTCACTGTACGGTGCAAAATTGCCAGATATGCGTGCTGAATTTATTCGCGGTTTTGATGCAGGCAGGGGTGTTGATGTAGGCCGTACAATACAGTCTATTCAGACTGATGAGGTCATGGAGCACGATCACCCACGAACACCAATTGATGGATTTTTTGAAGTTGCTGTTGGTGATCCGGGGCAGGTGGCTGGCGATATTCAAGGTAGTGCGGTGCGCAGTCGAGCAGTATCGAGAACAGGGAAGACCGGTGGGGTGGAGACAAGGCCTCGGAATATTGCATTCCACTACATTGTAAAAGCTGGATAAACTCATTAAAACATACACCGCTTTCGGGCGGTTTTTTATTACCTGAGAGAAAGTGAAATGGCGACAAATTGGAATGAAATCCTAGGTAACACCAGCAACTTAAATGATGTTTTATCTATTTTAAAGAAAGTTTTAGCTGGGTTGGATGCAAAAGCTGATTTCACAACTGTTGATGAGGCACTTAATACAATCAATGGACTGGATGTGAGTGTGCAAGAAAAATTAGGTGAATTAACCAACGAGTTGCAAAGCTTTGAAGTAGAAAAAATGGAAGCTATTCAAGACTTACTAAAACATGGTGGTCGTGCATACCCAACCTTAGCTTTAGCCAATGCCGATATTGCAAATATTGCATTGGACACAAAAGTTTCAGTATTAAGTGAAACAGAGGGTGGGGATTACTACAAAGCAACAGCAGGGGCAACGAGTTTAACCAAAAGTCCTTATGATCCATTAACGCAATCAAAAGAATATGTAAACATTCGAATGATATTAAGTGAATCAAAAGGTGCATTTGAGCTTACAGACCCTAATGGTCGATTTGTTATCTATATTAAGAGAGATGGAACAATTTTTACAAAACACGGTGATTTAACAGTAGTACAGTCGTTTATTAAGCAAAATCAAAGCGCCTTACTGAAATTACTGACCTATGATTTAACAAACTCTGCAATGCTATCTCAGTTAGTAAATGATCGCAGTAAAGATTATTTCCGAATAACAGCGGGGGATAGGTCTGTTTTGCGCATTTTAAGTGATGCCAGTTTGCAAGTCGGGACTTTAAATCTTACACGGGCTATTAAAACGCTCATGGTTGACGTTGAGAATCTGCAATCAAATGGTCTTCAAAATAAATGGATTACGCCAAACAAAAATTTAGTTGCTGTCGGTGATAGCTTGACTGCATATGCTCACGAATGGTTTGCGAATCTGAATACATATTTAACAGATAAAAACCGTGCTTATACAAACCATGCAGTAGGTGGGGATAAATCGACTCAACAGGCTTTAAAATTTGGAGCAGGTAACTATTTACTCACCCTCGAAAATCAAAAGATCAAAGCAAGCGGGTCAACAAACATCACTGGCACGTTTGTCCGTTATGCAGACAAGAGCATAGTGCTTGACACAATGCTTAGTTCTCAAAGCTCGAAAACTATTATGGGTAGTATTGCAGGTGTTAAAGGTGTGATTAATGCGACATATAGCGGAAGTACATTGACTGCTTTGACATTCACTCCAGCTGTTGCACCGTCTGTTGATGTGCCAGTTTATGACTACACACCATTTATCCCCGCAGCTCTTGAAGTTGATAAATTTAAGACTTTTGCTATTGCAATCGGTCGTAATAACTTGAGTCAGCCAGAGCGTATTAAACAAGACATTCTTGCGATGATTGATGCTCAAGCAACAACTGAAAAGCGTTTCTTTGTGGTTACACCACCGTCCAAAACATATAGCGTTTCTAGTAAAGATAGTGCAGAAATCATGGCAAACATCTTTGATATTGAGCGTTGGGCAATGGAAAACTTTGGTGAGCGCGCGATTATATCAAGACAAATCTTAATGCGTCACGGTGACGGTTCAGCAACAGATAATCTCGACATTGCGAATAACTGTGTACCGACTTCATGTACCGAAGATGGGCTGCACTGGACTGCAACGGCTAATACTTATATCGCGCAAGAAGTAGCTAACTTAATTAATTCAAAAGGATGGTAATACAATGAGTTTACGACTAATTTCAAACACAGCTTTTTCAACTGACCTACCGTTTATTGAGTTAGATGATGTCATTATTGGCAGACGTTCAGAATGTAAGGGTTTGTATGATTTTACAAACACAGACTGTGTCTCAAATACAACGCAGATTGGCTTAGGAAGTAAGCTTAAAACCTTAACGAATGATCGCACTGAAACCCAAACTGCATCCGCGATGAGTGCCGCGAACATCCAAAACGGTTGGTTTAGACCTCCAAGCGGATATTCTGTTCCACTGTCTCCACTTATGAAACTCCCGACTACTTGTAAAAAATACCTGTGCATTTTAAACATGCAAGCATCTTCTACAGGTACAGCGGGCTTATTGTGTTCATTTTTTGCACATATGTCTGCAAATAATCAGTGGCAATATGGTATTGGTTGTCAATATGACTCCAATGGCAACATTCAAAACATTCGTTTTTTTATTCCGAATACATCATCTGCTGCACAAGCCTTAATCGTAACCGATACAAATGTATTGAGCGCGATTTTTGATGGTAATAAGCATCAAGTTGCTTATGAATGGGACGGTACAGCAGGCACTTCTGCAACAGTTAAAATTTATGTAGATGCAGTACTTGTTGCAACAAAAACTGTTGCATTTGCTGATGCTATCTTAAACATTACAGGGAATCCTATTGTTGGTAGTAGTTCACCATTTGGCGGAAATACACCTACGTCATTCCTCTGTGCTAGACCTAGTTTGTGGGACTTGACAGGAAGCTCGATAAATACAATGGATATTCTAGGGGAAGATTTAGCAGTCTAACACCCAACAAACCACCACCAACCCTGTTCTTTAATTAGAGCGGGGTTTTTTATTACCAAAAATTTAAGGGGGTACAAGTGAATGAGCCGAGCGCATCACTTTGGAAAAAATTAAATGAGGTGTCGGATCGCCTGCAGAAGGTATCCGAACAACTCATTGAAACAAATGCAATTAACAAAAGCTATCACCAAGCGCTTGACCATCAGCGAGTGAAAGTTGAATCGCTTGAGGAGCAGAACCACAAAGCTCAGGGCGCTATTTCAATGCTCAAGTGGGGCTTGGGTATTGTCCTTGGTGTGGCGATTTCAGGCGGTACATGGACCATTAATTCAATCAATCAACTTAAACAAGATATGGCGATTATTCAAAGCCATAGAGAGGATAATAAATGAAATTAACAGCAGAAAATCCACTTAAATACTTATCCGTAAAGTGGCCGTTGTGGGGTGCGTTCCTACTTGGTTTACTTCCAGCCATCTTACAACAGGGTATTGATACACAAATCATCCCACCTGAATATCACGCAATGCTTTTGACTGTAGTTTTGCCAGCACTGGCATTATTTGGCAAAAAGAAATATCAGCCTGAATTACACCCGGAACCAACACTATTGGGATTTGCAAAGATTCCCGCTGATTCAATTACTTTTGATGAAGCCTTTCGTCGCCTCATTGGTCATGAGGGTGGTTACAGTAACGATAAGCGTGATCCTGGCAACTGGACAGGTGGTGTGGTGGGTGAAGGTGCTCTGAATGGCACAAAATTCGGTATTGCTGCCAATACATATCCAAACCTTGATATTAAAAACTTAACACTGTCACAAGCAAAAGAGATCTATAAAAAAGATTGGTGGGATAAGTTGGGCGGTCATGGATTACATTCAGCAATCACTTTCCAACTTTGGGATTTTTCGATTAATGCAGGCAAGAAACGAGCAATTATTGAATTGCAGCAAGTTGCTGGCGTGACGGCCGATGGAGTTATTGGACCCAAAACCATTGAAGCGGTAAATGCGCTTGATTTGAATGATGTGTTGCTCTCACTTACAGCTGAACGATTGAAATTTTATACCTCTTTAAAAACATGGCCAACATGGGGTAAAGGGTGGGTGAATCGTGTTGCTGATAATTTGAAATATGCGGCACAGGATAATTAATAAAAGGCCCTCAAGCGAGGGCTACTTTATAAAAGTAGACTGATTGTAGACTACAAACCTATTGTTTGTTGGTGCGAATTATTGCGAGCTATTGCATAATTAGAATAAAAATATTAAT